CCTTGCAGGTATATACCAATCATCATATCCGCCAAGCTTGCTAGCATTAGCTGCTGCACAGAATGCTCCTATTTGAGAATTTCCAGTCGCAATCAATCTTTGAGTATTATGGTATCCGTAATACAAATCAGAATTATCAGGACCTAATGAGCCACTGTTAATATAAAGTAGAGGAGAACTCAGTCCACCATCTACGGGAGCCAAAACTAGCATATATTTTAAGTGTTGATAATTCCTTCTATTAAATAAATATCCACCACTACCAGCGGTTCCCATAGAGTATAAAGGCTCTTGAGTGACATTTAGTATATTAGGAGATGTTATGGTATAAGTTACTGTTACAAGTGCACCATGAGGAATTATAGTAGAAGAAGACAGAACATCTTTGGTCATCATTAGTATTACACCAGAACTTCCAAAATAATTACTTTTAAGGTATAGGCACACATTAGTTACTGTTATAGGCGAACCAGAATTATTGCTAAACAAACGCTTATAAATTGCAGATACTTGCCATTTTGTGCGTGGGTTATTATCTATAAGAGAAATATATTCTCTGGTAGTATTGTAGTGATGAAGTTGACCCGCTCCGCTTCCATGACCTATAACAGAGGAGCCTCTGTAATCATCAATATCAAACGGCTCGGACCCTGTTCCTAATCTAATCCCATGGCCTTCTCCTATCTGACAAACAAAGCCATACTGGTTAGCTGCTGCCCCACAAGTATGCCTTATATAGCCCGTTCTTCTAATGTTCCCAGTATCATATAAATCTAAACCTTCTGAAGAAAATATAGGAGAATCCGCCATCAGCATTGAATGTAGGTTATAAAAATTCCTGACCCATGAATGTCCCTCTTCAGAAGTTTTCTGTATAATTTCTCCATTTGAATTCTTAACTTCCATATCTATCCATATTTTAGGAATTAACATAATTACTATCCTCCTCATACCATCACTATCTCAATATTAGCTAACACAGACCTAGCAACCTCATTAAACAGAATAATCAAATCATAGTGGTCTTGCGGCGAAGGCACTTTTGAAATTGTTATTGACCAGATTGAGAATTTCGGACGCTTCAGGTTTTCTGTTACTGACATTGCTGCTGCGTAAAGAGCACTAATCGTTACATCAGCCCCAATTTGCAGACTGTTAAGATAATCAACAACCGCCTGCTTGATTGCTTCCGATGTCGCTGTCGTGTAGCCTTCATCTGCATACCCCTCTACTGTTAGAGTGGCATAAATATCTGCATAAATAGGTCTGAAAAATCCTATTGAAGTTATTACTCCAGTAAATGGGTCTACAACATCAACTCTGACATCACCATTAGTATAAACTCCAATTCCTCTATTCTCCCATATCACTTGAGCCACATCTTCATCTTTACCACCTTCAACAACACAGGTAATTGAATGAGGCGGGTTACCATGATGGTCATAATCGTTTGTAGGATTTTCCAGAACATTATATCTTGTCACAGAATCCATGGCAGCAATTGCAGATTGTGTGCCTGTAAGCAAGGTCATCGATGGACGGGACACACTCAACGATTGTCTGAACCTCAATTCCGCATCTGTTTCTCTTCCTCTTCCTTCGATAGCCGCTGTTTTATTTTCAACGCCTAGCCAACCCGCTGTCGGAGTCACTATTGTAGAAATGTCTCCGGGCAAAGCTGATATGACCCCTGGCTTTTCACATATAGCCGTTACATATAATTCTCCAACTTCCGGTTCTCCAGCCTTTGGCACTAACTGAACGATGTTAGGTAATCGCCACCTGTTCCCTGTGTTATCAGCTACAATCCCATTATTTATTATCGTGTCCACTTTCCCTGTAAGGTAAACTTCACAATTAGAATAAGTTTCTGCAATCCGTCTTATACCGTTCATTTTAACAATCTGGTCAAGCCCTGAACCTATCGCAGTCATCGGACCTCGATTGTTGTAAGTCAACTGGACAGATTGCAAGGCATCATATATACGAAGGGCAACAATACTAATCCATTGATAGTCAGCACTATCAGGCTCAAGATAACAGTCTTGTCCATAAATCAATTTATACCCTTCTATCAAATCCTCTCTAATATCATGAAATGAAGGAATATTAAGCCCACTCATGTCAATATAAGGTGGAAAGTAACTCATCTTTGTATTTCTCCTTGATTGGTTATCACCGTTGTTCCATATATTGTGTCTATCGCACAATAAAAATCATAACCTCTTGTTTCATGATTAAACCTTGAATCCATTTCAATAATTCTACGCACCCCTTGAGTAGCAAGAATTGTGTCTTGCAGAATTCTGTCAATCGAAGCCTTCTTTGTTCCTACTATTCCAAGCATCGTCTGCCACAAAGGTATCCCGATAGTTTCATCGTCCCACCACTCACCACGAAATAACTTCAACCTTGTGATAACAGCTTGACCAACAGCTTCGGCATCAGAAATATAATCTTGCTTTCCTCGCCCCATATAAGGCTCATTATTTGCACCTAGTTTTCTGTATCTCATCCTGCAAACACCTTTGAACTGCCGCCTGTGATTGTCCCAGTAGCTCCACCCACAACAACATTATCGCCTATCCTTGCAATCCCATTACCATCAGGACTTCCCAAATTAACCCGCCCTCCGGTTACTGTTACAGTTGAGCCGGTTACATTTACCGCTCCTGTAGAATTCAGATTCAGAGTAGCCTTTGAATCAACATCAATAATTGCGTCAGAACTAATAGCCATAACGCCTGTGCTACTTATATTCATCAGGGACTCAGATTCTATATCCATAACGCCTGTGCTTTTAACATTCATTATCCCTGACGAATCAATATTTATCTGACTATTCGCATTAACATTCACTGTGCTGAAGCTGTTTATATTTATTTCGCCATTTTTCAATTCTATTGAATCCTGGTTTGTCTCGTTCCTGATAACAACAGAATCTGTAGAATAATTAGTTATCACTCTTGTCTGATTCCAAACCCCGCACAACGCAAATGCATCAGACAAATCATGCCTTCGTCCTGACAATTGTTCGTTTTCCTCTCCGCCTCTCTGAAACCAGTCATCTATACAAGTATCTGCAAAACAAACAAGGCACTCATCATTTTCTCTAATCGGCATCGTTATTACAAAATCACCGGCACGAGGCATGAATATAGGCACATCAACAAGCAATGGAATTTTCTTCGATTCTAAATTTCCATCAATAACAATCTTCTCTTTTGTAACAAGCTGAACCGTAACTGTTTGCTTCTCTGAATTAAACGATTTGATAATCCCGGGAGCACAGCAACGAATCTCAAACTTGATTTTATGTATGAGCATATCATACAAGTCTGATTGGTTACCTATTAAAGTCTGAACAGCTATGTTTGACATCTCTACCTCAAATTTGCAGTAGGTTTTGCTCCTGCCCCACCTATACCCGCTATCATGTCAGGATTAACAACGCCCTGAACATTAGTATGCCATGTATTTCCTCTTGTATCGCCTGTATGATTTACGTAAACCACTTTATAAGTCCCTGACGGTTCAAGCAACTGCATGTGCTGACCATACATAACCGGCATTGATTTAATTTCTCCATGCCTTATATTTACCCTTATTGCAGGTATCTTGAACCTAATCCTAGGGTCAAGCAATGTCTGAAATGAAATGCCTTTAGGTATCTGCGTAGGCGTCCCTATCAGTCCTGAATCTGGAGAAACCACAATATCTTTATCAGGCGAAACATCTTGAATCAAATCTGTCATTGTCATTTCACCATCTTGATTTGTCCCTACCTGCAAGCCCCTCACCTGTGCCTCTTCTTTTATTATGCTTCTACCATCTCTAAAAAATACTGAACCTCTTGTTAAAGTTGCTGTGTCACTTTTTAGAGAATTAGAAGTCTTCCATGGCAGTTTCATTTGCTGAGTAATATACTCTATCTTATCTCCACAATTCACTGGTGTTGATAAAGTAGCAAATACAAAACTTGCCTGAACAACTGATATTGAATCAACACAGTGCATAGTAAAAACCCTATCAACAACATTTTCTCTAACATCATAAGCATGCCAAATAAATCCTTGCCATATCAATCCTCTGTTATTTTTATAACCGGCTTCAATAGCAACCCTACCGCCCTCACTAGCAAGCATTTGTATGGTCTTATGATTCATATTATAAACCGATACGTCACCATAACTATATGCTGCCAACGCTGATGTTACATTAAATGTGCACCTCAAAGCCTCATCGCCATAATCAGAAGAAGAAACTACAATAGCATCATTTTCACTGTATTTGTTTGTGTCTGACCACTTACTCCTAGGAATAACTGATATCTTCCATGCTCGGTCAAATAATTTCTTCTTCTCACCAATCAAATGCTGTTACCCCAATACCATTTAAAGTCTGAACTGAAATTCTCATATGTTAAATCATCAAACGACAAGTTAGATATTCCTATAACCGCTGTTGAGCCTATCTTTAAATATTGATACTGTTCAAGCATGTTTTGATAAGGAAGTATTGGCATGCTAGCCAATACAACCTCTTTTTTACTCTTGTCTGTTATGTCGGCAAACCAATACCCCGCCATTCTATTAAAACGTAAATATATTTCAAGCTCCACAAGTTTATTATCAATCTCAACGGTTGTGTTGATTCTCTGATTTGCAATATTCCTAAAATCTAAAACCTGTAGAGCCATGATTTAAAATCCTCAACGTAGCAATAACTAACTAGCCCCGAAATTTATCTACCCATCGCTTCAAGCAAACCACCTACCGCACTATTTTGAAAAGAATCGCTACCTAAACGTTCCTCGGGAATTTCCCCCGCATTAACAACATGCTCCTCTCCTTTGCCACCCTTAACATTAAATCCATGACCTTTTTTCTCCGCCTCCCACGAAACAAGCTTATCCTGATATCCTTTTGAAGGGACATTAGTAGTAATCGGAGGTGAAGCAATGGCGGGGAATCTTGTTTTATCAGTAACACCCACATCTGCAATAAATACCTGCTCAAATGCAATTGTGCATTTCAATGAATATGTCGTATCTTTATCATCTGTGGTGGATATCTGAGTGATAATCATATTCTCATATCTATTCAATCTTGTATTGACAGTCAACGGAATTCCTTTTTTCTGAAGGTCAACAAATGTTCTATAAGCATTTACAGATTTGGAACCTTCTTTTGGATAAACGTGGTTGCTGCTTCCTATATCGGGGAACGAATCAATAGCATATGAATCCATCGCATCGCTCATTCCTATTTCAAGAGTAACTATGGCAGGCATCTGATATGAATGGTCTGCGATAGCTGCTCCAGTTTGGATTGGATGTTTAGTAATCGTTCTTGTAGTTGTGTGCTCTGTCTTTAACACAGCATCAAAGAAGTAATTTATATTGTCTATCGAATTCATAATATAAACCATTGTTATAGATGGGTCACCAACACCTCCTGAACTACCCCAAGCTGAAGGACGATAACCTCTGATTGCTGCCTTTGAAGAAGCATCACTCATCACCCTCATTCTGTTTTCTATCACATCAGAAGGCGGGATATCAAACATCTGACGCAAAGCCCCATACACAGATAATAAAGATGAAGCTCTTTCGATAGGCAAGGACTGTTGAATCTCTTTTGTCTTTCCAACCATCTTTGACTCTAACTCTCTGAGTCTTTCAGAAGGAACAGCTTTTACTTTTTCTCTTTGTTCAGACACCTTTTTGTGATAGTCAATAAGTCTATCTGCAGGAATTTCTACTCCTCTTGAAACACTTTTTGATAAGCTCTTTTCAATCTCAAGCAATCTGTCTGGACTTAAAGGTATATCTGCCATTACGAAACCGCCCTTTGCTCTTGTGCTACCATCACTATGCTCTTCATGAAATCAGTTGGGTCATTAACTCCAGGCAAACTTACATTACCAATGCTTATATTATATGTATCTCCTGCTGAAGGCATGAAGTAGGAAGTCGGTCCCATACTACCTGCACCCATATCATCTACAGTTTTTCCCATCTTGTCTATTGCTTTTTGAACTGAATCATCCTTTATTAAATCTATAAGTTTCATCAAAGGAGCATAATGTTTTTCTCTATATTTATTACGAATTTCATTCAATCTCTCATTCCCAAATATAGACAGACCAGTCTTCAGCACAGCTTTTTCTTTCTGAAACACAGAAAATCTTTTCATGTACGCTTTATACTCATCATAATCTTCACGAGCCGTATTACGAGCCATCAACAAACTTCTTTCAATAATGGAATGTTTTTTAGGATCAATAAATTCAAATCCTTTTTCTTCTAATCTTTTTCTTTCCTTTGCCAAAGCTTCTTCTTCTTCTTTTAATTCTTCCCTATATTCTTTTTCAATTTCTTTTCCTGAACCCATGTAGGAAAAGAATGCCAGTAAAGCACCTGCACCAAGACCTAGAAGTGCGAAACTCTTTGCAGTCATATCGACAAGACTTGCAAATGCTTTCCAAGCAACTTGGTCAAAACCTTCTAGTTTTAAAACTTTATTAAATTTTCCTCCAACCTCACCTAAAACATCTCCTATTCTGCTCAAAGCAATCCATAAAGGACCAAATGAAGTCCATGAATCTTTACCAGCATCTCTAGCTCTTTTAAATGTAGCATAATCATCAAGAAGTATGAATAAAGCTATCAATCCAAGAATAATTGGGCGGAGTGCAACCAAGGCAGGATGCATTGATAAAAATGCAAACGCTGCACCAATAGCCAAGATACCTGTTGCCACTTTAGGTAGAAAATCAACAACTCCTTTAATGATGGCAAAAATCTCTTTTAATATATCCCAAACTACTTTGGCTATATTTATAAACCTACCCAAAAAGGTAGCAATTTTTTCTGTCCATTTTGGCATGTTTTCTACAAGCCATTTATTTATGTTCCTTAACCAATCTCGTATCTTCTTTATCTCACCTCCAAACATTTTACCAAGATGGTATGTAATCCACTCGGTTGCCACACGCATGGTGGTCATAAGTTTTGTAAATTCAAAACCTACGTCTCTAATCAATCTTAATTGAGCACTGGCATCAGCAGGAGTTGCAGCTTGTCCTACCAATCTACGTAACTCATTATATCTTGCAAGAAGTTCAGGATTCCATGCTATCTCTTCAAAGGTAGCCCCCAAAGCTTCCATCGCAATAGTCATTTGCTTTGCAGCTTGAGTAGTCATATGCATGCGCAAAGCAATCTTCTGATACTCCATATCGGCATCAGCGGTTTTATTCATCAACATAACAGTTGAAGTAATAACTGTAGTCAGGACTGATGCAAATGCTGTTGCTGTCCCTGTAAGAATCTTAAACGATTTATTTTGAGACAAAGTATTTAGAGAAGTATTTATATCTTTAAGAGCATCGTTAACTTTCCTCTGAGTAGTATTGTCTACATCAAAGCCAACTTTAACCAAATACTCTTTTAATACATCAGTGACTGCCATTTAATTCCCTCTGCTGTTGCTGATATTCATAAACCCTTCTTTCATTTTCTTTTTTGACCATATTCATTTCATGCCAATCAAGAAGGTCATCATATAAATATGTGCCATCCCAAACTTGATGCTGTTGCCAATCTCCCGCTATCACCGGAGCATAAGCAAACACATCGATATTTACACATTGGATAAAGTCAACTGGGATATCCCTTCCTTGAACATCTCCAATGTGTTTTCGTCGAAAAAACTTTGTGCATTATACCCCAACACCTGAATTGTCAAAGCCATAATCAATGGAGCATTAAATTCCAAATCAGGCACTCCCCATCTTCCGTCTTTCATCATCACCGGCATTGGAGACACAACATTGCCTACTGTCTGAATTTCAGCACAATGAAGCAAACAGTCTTTCTGAATCTCAAAAAATTTCTCTTTACTCATCACAGGTAAATTGCCTTCGGTCGAAAGCCCTTCAATCTGATTACCTAATCCCATAGGCAACACCTGCGTGAGTAAAGTGTAAATAATGTAAGAGCCTGTTTGAGCATCAAACTTGTTTAGTCTGAATTTTCTGTGCTTCCCTTCGCCCACCTTAATCTCTACATCTTTAAATGTCTCCCTCATTATTTTCTCTCCTTTATTAAATTGTCATTAAGCGGTCAGATTTTGAATCTCTGCCGCCCATAATACCCAAGCAATTTTAGCACCTGATGCTGCATAAGCTTTGTCAGGAATTTTGCCAAAGCTGACTCCCTGTGCTACATGGGAAGTCCCGTCATGAATATTTCTTAGCACGATAGTCATCATAGCCCATTTATCTGTAGATTCGGTCATAACAAAGTTGTATAAACCTAACAGATATTTATGCAAAGGAGAAGTCTGTTGACATTCAATTCTGATTTGACCGTTCTCCCCTGCAATTTTTGAAACCATAACCACACCATCTGCTGCAATATCATGTGCCGTCTTTTCCTGCTGCATCGACACCGTTACCGAACCCACTCCCTCACCTGTAAAAAGATACACAGGTGCCTGAGTAAAGAATGGATGCGATATCGCCCCTGCCAAATCTAAAAAACTATATGTTGTATGACTCGCCATTGTTTACACCTCCTCTATCTATTAACCCATACGCCGATTGTGATGCTGTGAACAGCCCCTGCTTCTTTAATGCTTATATAAACAGGCATGGCTTTCCTAGCCTCTCTGTCTGCCTGTGACTGAGTATCATAAGATTCAGACTGGCACACATACCCTTTAACCAAAGTATCACCATACATAAGGTTAAGAATATTATCGCCTGTCCATCTGCCAGGAGCCAAAAATCCTCTATCAACAGCAAGCTCACAAGCATTATTGCAAGCAGAAATAATCATCACTTGACCAGCATCTGTCTGTGGAATTTTCAATTTCTGATAAAACAAATCCATAACATTTAACTGGATATCATTTCTCAACATATCAAGGTTAATCACTTCATCGAAGAATACTCCACTTGCCATTTTACCCTGTTGAATGATATTGTAGTAATTAGAGTAATTAAGATAGACGTTCGCATTTTTCTTATCAAGATACCCAACTTGAGTCTGAGTCAAATCCTCTACCTTTACTCCAACCTCGCCCTTGAACTTCAGCGTATAAGCAGTATTAGCAAGTCCTGTATTTGCTCCCATTGCGAATCCCATAATTGCAATTATGGCATATTCGCTTTGAGTTGAATATTGACCTACCACTCGCTTAAGCTCCAAAGCCTTCAATTTTGAGAATATATCATCTTCTGAATTTGTGATAGCCAACTCATCATCAGAAGTGAAGGCATATATTGAAGTAGGTAACGCTGCTTCAGCCCATGCCGCCAATGCTCCATGGTCATCATCATTTTCAATTCCCAAACAAACTACAACATACCAATTATTGTCCGCTTGCCTACAAGCATTAACCGCTTCTACCCAAGACTCATCAGGAGAAACGCTCTTATACCCTACCCAAAGCTTACGAGGAGCGGGACTCTGACTGAAATACATAGTTGCTGCAATGTATTCAGGGTCATCAATCTGAAATCCATCTTCCAGTAAGGCATTCGGGTTACTATATTCTCTAATACGTTCTCCTGGGTCAAATATTTCTGCGCCTTGATACCCAACTATCAGAAGTTCATTGAACCCACGTCTAGGAGCAGACAACGGTGAAATGTATTCTGTGACTTGAACAATATTTTCTAAATTTTGTGTTCCCATTTCTACACCTCATTATCTATTTACTGTAAATTCTGTAAGAAGCCCGTCTCTGTTGTGGACTTCTACATCAACACTATCAACGGTCTGTACCGGCTCTTCAAAGGAATTGGCTTCATAAAATCTCAAAGATAGGTCTGCCCTCTCCCACCATTGTGCCTGAAACAGTTCAGGTATTCGTTTAGGAGCAAATGACAGCGGAACATAGTAAATGCCCTCACGATTTAATTCTCGTCTTGCAGCGTCTGTATGCATGCCTATCATTATGCTATACAGATTACTTAACGAGTTATAGCCATATCCAATAACGTGTAGTTCCATCACTCTTGTGAACCCCCGATATATAACATACTCAGGAGAACCCTCTTCAAAAACCACATCATATTGTTTACTATACTCGTCCTCAACAGGTATTGCCGTGATAAAAATTACTTCGTCTGTAATCTTAAATCCCGGAGCTCCTTCAGTCTGCCACCCGATGCGAACATTGTTAGGATTATCTTGCCAACCAAGAGTATTAACTATCACTCCATGCAAAATATCTTCAAATTCATGAACGCTTCTTATAGCCATTTAATCACCTGTCATTCTTACTGCAACGGCTTTCCAAAATCCATAATCCCCGTATGGAGCAACCGATACGACTTTATAATAATCTCCTCTCCATTTTATCCTATCAGATAAACCTGAAGATGGAGTATTCCTAGTTGTGTAGATTTCCTTCTTCGAATAAAACGCCAAACTACCGGAAGCCCTATCAGCCTCCGGCAACATGCGCAATTCTTTATCAGAAAGAACATCTATTGTCCCAAAAGCTCTGATTTGCTTTTCCTCTCCTTGCACCCATCGACCGTTAACGAACTGACCAGTAGTACGCAATATAGTATACGGCTGTGCCAAATCAGAATCTTCAATTATTTCATCAACTGATATCACCATTATTCTTCCTTTAACACATAAGTTATACTTTTACGCAGCTGTCCTGTGTCAATCAAAGGTCTGTCAAGTCCTTCCATGGATTCGCCTGTTTCCAATCTTCGATAAAACTCTTCTAAAG